CCATGATTTGAAACAATAACCTCTTCACGGGCAGTAGGTTGGATGAGGAATACCAAACAGAATCGTGTTCATCACCGAATGTTGAGAAATCTCCAGACTCTAAATGGGGTTTAATATCTTTATAACGTATCCATATATCAGTCATTTCTCTATGAGGAGAACCTTCAGCACTTCCTCGCTGATTGTATTGACCGAACAAGTCTGGATTATCAACAAGAGCTTGTTTTAACTCTTGAGTATCTAGCCTGAGATTAAGCTTGTGATGTGATTTCATCGGTTATTAGTTGTGTAAGTGCGTCAACATCCATTGAGTGAATGTCTCTCATTTGAATATCTAACTTAATTAGCTCGTTAGCTCTGAGTTCATCATAAGGAGTATCATGAACATACTCCCAGATCTCTTGTAATCTCTCATTAATATCATCAAAGTCTATATGTAAAGCATCTAACTTTCTTATCTTTTCTTGAGCAGAAGTCAGTGCATCAGTTACATCTTCCCCATATTCTTCTTTTCCAAAGCTAATTGCTTTCTCTAATGAGCTGTTTATAACTATGACTTTAGTATCTGGGAAATGTTTCCGTATATCAAAGAAGATCAATGCTGTATTGCTGTCTGCTTTTCCTGATACCTTTTGTTTGTATTGCTGCATAGTAAAGCACCCATCTAGTCCCTCATGAAAACATAGGACATCAGGTGTGCTTAGAAATACAGATAACCATCCTGTTCTAGATCTAGGAAGACCAAGTACCAAGAACTTCATTATGCAGTTCTCTTCCACATATATACTGTGATGTAAGGTTGTACGTTGGTATGTGCATTACCATTGCCAGAACCATAAGACTCTGATCCAGAACTTGCAGCTCCTCCTGTAGAGTGAGTTGCATATAAACTAGCAGCGTCATCTGGAGTACCACCATTAAAGTTTCCAGCACTTGAGCCTAATGATCCTTCTTCTGTCCCATCTATACCTTGCCAGTTATCCCCAGGGCTTGTATGTGGACCCCATACCCTATGGAAATGTTTAGGCATTTCAGATTCAGTTAGTGCGTGAGTTTTAGAACCCCCCGTCTCTTCAATAGTATCAAAGTCTGTATCTGACGAATCAACACCAATAAGAACTTTACCAGCACCAAAAGCAGTCCATGTTGTTCCACCAATAGCTGTGACTACTGCTGCTGAGTTAGCATAAGCTGTAACTGTTGTGAATATAGCACCTACTGGATAAACCAAAGCTAATGCAGTTTTAACAAAAGCAGTTGTAGCAACCTGTGTTGTATTAGTCCCACTGGCAGCAGTTGTAGCACTAAAGGACTCTGTTGCCGAACCATTCAACTCAGCCTTAGAGTTTGTTGCGGTTTGTATGGCAGAGAACTCTGTATGAAAGTCATCACCCGATATAACCTTGGCTGGATCTGAGTCAGATAAGGCATCCTTCCCATTCCATGCAACGGCAATAGTATAGTTACTCATCGTATTTTCCCTTGTTTATATAATAATAATAATGCCTGTAATGATGCGACATAACCTTTTGTTTCTGCACTAAGCTTAAGTTGTAAGAACTTAGCTGACCCAGTAAGATTCAAAGAATATTCTCTAAGACCATAAAGAGGTGTGTATGTAGAAGTAGCGTAGAGAGAAGTTGAAGCTCCGTATTTAGCGACTGTTCCTGTTGTTGTAGGATTAAGTGTAAAGGATGAAGTAGGACTAGGTGTTAAGCTAAAGTCTTTAAACCATTGTACACCCACCACAGTTCCAGAACCCCCATCAATGATAGCTCTCATCTTCTTCAATATAGAAGCAATAGCAGAGTTACCTAAGTTAATCCAGATTGTACGAAAGCTCCCAGTATAAGAATGACTTGTCGGAGTTCCCCCAGACACATAATCTTCATCATAGTAATCTTCGTAGGTGGCTATTGATCCTGTCTTTTGACCTACTAAGAAACCTTTGGTATCAGTGAAAGTTAAGCTAGCTGGCTCTCTATCACCATCAAAGTTCCACATAGTTATTCTAGGAACACCATTGGGAGTTTTATGTTTAATATCAAATACATAGGTTATGTTCTTATCAACAAAGGACATGACATACACACCTTCATCTTCAACATAACAAGACTTGACGTTACTGCTTTGGGCAATGTGTCTAATCAACGTATCTTTAACATTAACTGAGAACTCAGTAAGAGGTACTTTATCTAATTCAGTAGTTCTAGAAAGTGACCGTAGACCTGTATCGGATAGAAACAACAGATCGTCACCAACAGCTTGTACAGAATCTCTAGAAGCACATCCAACTCCTCTGATTACCTCAGTCAGTGACATGGTATTAGGATCATTTGGATTCTGGTAGATGGCAATGTTGTGTTTACCAAAGATAACCAACTGTCCATAAAAAGGTTCGATGGCAACAATCTCATCTGAACCCCATACTGTTTTTAGGTCAATTGAGCCAGCAGCTCCAGAAGACCACTTGTGTGCGTTTAACGTGTCAGAGTAATAAACAACATCCTTCTCTTCTGTTATACCACCTACCCATAATCGTCCATAGTATCCAGTTCCACATCTAGGATTAAAGGTAGTTACTCCAGCAGGGGAATTGTATCCTGATGCACTGGTCAATATCGACCACGTTCCAGTATCATACTCAACAGGAATAGCTCCCTCTTGGACACAGTAAATCTCATTATTAAAGTCTATCATCTCCCAATCGGAGGTAGATACATTAGTAGTATAAGCAGCTGTCCAAGGAGCAGTAGGAGCAGTAAAGTCAACTGTATACATCTTAGCTCCCACAGCAGCTAAGATAGCACCAGACTTTCTATGTTCTTTAATAGCACCAATAGGAACATTACTGGTGGTAGTAATCATGTTCTGTTTAAGACCCTTACGAAAAGAGATACGACCTGACTCTCTCAACACAATGTTGTCTGCTTCTGTTAGCCAGCTAGGATCTAGAGTTGTTGGGTTAGATTGAGTATTAAGACCATTGATCCCAATGTTATCTAATGGTCTGAACTCTAGGTTACTTGACATACCAGTCACTCTCAAACTGAGTATTGCCACTGTCTATAAGGATAGCTTGATTCAAGCTCTCTAAAGATTCCTTAGCTGTGATGGTAATCTGTGTGCCTCCATCCTCACCTCTTTCAGATATAGCTCTTGCCCATGCTCCCAAGATCAGTGGCTTGTCAGGTATCTTAACTGAAGTAGCTGCAAGCTTAAGTTCATCTTGGTATTTGATTATATCAAAAGAGATAGTCTGAGCTTCAGTAGGGATTGGAGTTAGGTCAAACTTCAGATTGTTGCTAGAGTCTGCACCATTAAAAGCATAGTACATAGGCTCTCCGTCAGCTTCAACAGGATAAGCAACAGAGTTCATATAAGCTCTATTAACTTGTACAAGCTTGTTGCTGGTTGTCTGGTTAACAACATCAATAACCTTAACCTCTTGTCCAGAAGCCAAGCTATAATTCTTAGTACCATTGACTGTAACTATATCCTTTGTCTCTCTAAGGATCAACCAATCATGGTAAGTCTCAATGGATCTCTTAGCATCGTTAACTAGAGAACCAATAACCTTCTGATATGCAGTTACCGTGGTTGAGTCATTGATGTTACCTGACCAATCCGTAGCAATAGTGTCCTCTCTCAATCGAATCAGGACTTCGTTTATTAATTCTCTAAAAGTCATTACAGCTCCTTACTTACTCTTAGTATTCTTAGTAGGTGTCTTAGTTACTTTCTTCTTCTTTGGCTGTTCTGGTGCTGGGTATCTAAGCATTTTAGTCTCCTTATCTAGTTATCAGTTGAGCAAGTTATTGCAATGGTATTTGGATACACACTGCGATCCACGATCTTTCGTACTGCTGATCTCCCTGCACTGGGAATCTTGCAGTATTTAGATACCGCAAAGTCTGCTCCCTTTGCTATTGTTGTTGCAGCTGAACACCCAACTAATAAAGGTATAATCAGCATTATCACCATCGTGATAAGAAAGTATTTAGGTAAA